TCCTTCGCCATGTCGAGCGTGAGAGCGTATTCGATACGAGCGCCACGTTTCCCCGCTCCCCCGTTTTGGGGAGCGGCTTCGTAGGTCACAAAATCGGTCCCATCGATGAAGCCGTACTGATCGATGCGCCCTTTAATCCACGTCGAGAAATCCTTTCCGACTTCAAGGAATGAATGCAGATCGCGAGCGTTAACCGTCTGGATCGAACCTTCGCCGATATGGCCTTTAACTACGGATGGAAATTTGCTATCTTCCATTTCGATAATCCTTCTACCATTTGGATTGTTTAAGAGCGGAGCCGGTTCCTACGCCGAGGCTTCGCTCTTTTCATTTTGCTGGGCTATTCTAGCCTTCAAAGCCAAAACGACCTCAGCATTCTGCGTTCTCAAGTTCTTTGCTGCTTCCCTGGCCAGCCACTGTTTAATCTCTGGCGGAATACGAATTTTCATTTGTGGATCACTCTGCTTCAACATAACCTCCATAGGTGCAACTTGCCCCCATTGTATCGCATGGTTCGCAAATAGGTGCAAGTAGCACCCATTGATTTTTTGAGTGCAAGTTGCCATCACTCTCGCATGAGCGACGAAAACAAGTATCCGAGCCAACTAGCTGAGCGTTTCCAAATCCGGCTCCCTCCCGGATTGAGAGACCGCATAAAAACCTATGCTGAGGCTCATGGTCGGTCCATGAACACAGAAATCGTGCGCATTCTGGAGCGGGAATTCCCCGAACCTTGGAGCATGAGTGATCGAATTTTCGAACTCGTCGAGATGGCTAAAGCTCTGAATGCAGGCAAAGACAATGACGGAGCTGTCGAAAGATTTGCTTCGATTGTCCAAGAAACTGTCGAAGGCATATCGTCAGGCCGTATAAGAGGCGTGGATGAAAAGACCCAGGCTATCATCGCCAATCAATGGGGCGAATATCAGTACGAAATGGCCAAGTACGACGATTACAACATGAGCCTTGACCCGGAAGAGGAACTATCCCTCCAAAAAAGCGGCACAACTGCGAAATTTGTTTGGCCTGATGGATATATCGGGCCGAAGGAATCTGGATCTGCCAACAAAGCTACCATACGCAATGAAAACCCCGATAAGTCTGACGAAGAGCCTTTTGATAAATAACCTCCTGCCGCCAGTAAGACCGCCAATTCGCGCCGTGGCAAGAGCGTGTTTGTGCGACTTTCCGTGCGACACAGATGATTAAATATCAGCGGTAGCGAACGGGATGATGCTGGCAAGTCAGGGGTTTGCCTCGCTTGTTCCCCTGATTTGAAATCAGCTACTGATTGTTTGTTTTCAACGCCTTATTCATCCGACTGTGACTGTTTTTAGATCGGATAAACACCCTACTTTTCCACAGTTATACAAGAATGACGGCAGTTTCTTATGGCGCCATCACCCTACCCGCCGCTGACGCACGCGCTATAATCCCCCGAAAGAGGGAAACCACATGAAAGCACTCGTGTTCGCCAGTCTCGCCCTGTTCGTTGTTTCCGGTTGCGCCAGCAATAGGGCACCTGACCCTGAATACAAAGAAGTTCGCTGCAAGCAGTTGCTCAGTCGGACGGAATATCCGGCCATTCGGGAAATCGAGCGCGTACAAGCCAGAACCGAAGCGGCGCAGTTAGGTTGTTATCAGAAGACCTAAACGCGCTTTTGCGGCCTGTCGCTTTTCTTTCGATAAAGGCCTTTATCAGCCAGAGCCATAACTTCCTCGAACGTCTGTCTTGGCTTGCACGCTATTTGGCCGACTGAAATAGATAGTTGATGCTTGATATCCGGCCTTTTCTCTCGAAAAAGACCGAGTGCTCTTGCCGCCATGTCTGATACTGCGGATTCGATATTGCCAATACTCGCTTTCGGTACAAAGGCGCAGAACTCGTCGCCACCAATACGGGCAATCAAGCTGTCGCTCGACAAGCAATCTTCCAATGCGTGCGCTGCTGAAATGACGGCATCATCACCGGTCGGATGCCCGTACTGATCGTTGATCCGCTTCAGATAATCGATATCAGCGATCAAAAACCATCCGCGAACACCTGCCTTGTTGGCTGCATTAAATTGCTGGATAAAACTTCTCCGGTTGAGCAGGCCAGTTAGCGGGTCAATGCTGGCTACCCGAGCCAGTTCATTCGCTCTTTTCACCGCAAGGCGATAAGACTGTTCCAGTTTTTCAAGTTTGGAAAACCAGAATAAACCCAGCGGTATCGCGACAAGAAACGGAAGCAAAAGACGGACTACAATTGTGACCGTGTCTGAACGCGCACCAATTACGACACGTATCCCTGTCGAGAGCGAAATCGAAATCAGCGCTGCTATTACGGCAACCAACGCCGTGCGTTTCCAAACGTAACTTGATGGCACCCGCAAAAACCCAGCCCTCAATAGGTATACCCAGCAAGTCGATTAACGCCTCTTATACGTTACTTCAACAATCATTCCCGTTTCTTTCTTTTAAACCCGCGCAGCAGCGATACAACGCCGTGTCCGTCACTGGCAGGGGTTTCGTTCTTCAACTGGTCACTGGATTTCGTTTTCTGCCCTGCCCGCGTGACAGCAAGGATGGCATTATCCAGTAAGCAGAGCATCTCTATCTCCCACGTCAGCATGGCGATGCCATACAGGCGACAATACGCGTCGATCTCTCCATACGAGATCGGATTTGCAGACATGCCGACTGATCGGCGGGCGTTCAGATCAAGGAACCAGCCCCAGACGTGCCGTAAATCGTCTGGGAAGTCTGGCAGGACGGTCGGCCGTCGTTTAGCGAAGACGGCCTCGCCGAACGAAATTAGCTCGCTGGCGAGGCTTTCACGAAAGCCAGTTGATTATCCGCCGCAGCGTCGATTTGCTCGGCAATGAACCACAAATCCGGATTGGTCAGCACTGCCCGGACGTTTTCCGTCGTGCATTCAATGGCCTTCCCGCCTCGCTCGAATCCCTCCCACGAAAGAACAGCGGCCACCATCACATCAACTGCGCGATCTTCAATTTCTTCGACCGTCTGGACTTTCTTCGGATTGCGCTTCTGGTCGCGAATGTTGGCATTCGCCAGGCGCCGCTGAACATCACGAACGCGCTGCGACTGATACGATGCAACGCGAACTTTCATGCCCAGCTTCTTGCCAGTGGTTGGGTGAACGATATCCACCTCGAAACCTTCGTCAAATGCCTTAGCCGCGCCGTCAAATACTGACAGATCCATCTGTGAATTTCCTGTTGATACGTCTGTGGAGAAACGGTTGATAAACTGTTGGAATTACGGGGTTCCGGCAGTGGCTTCTTGTTCAAAAATGGCGGTCGTAATGCCGAGATTGAAGGTCGTGGTGACCACATCATCGGCTTCGCCATAGCTTTCCTTCGCCGACTGCACGAGCGCGTGAAAATAGAACTCGGTTGGGGTTCCGGTTTCATCTGGCGCATCGTTCGCGATGATGCGAATTGCGTAAGCCAGATTGGTCTTTTCAGCCGCCCTCAGCGCGATCTGACCTGCGTCGAGAGGATCACGGCCACATACCAGGGCGAGTACGCCAGCATCGCGAGCACCCTTGAGATGGCGCACACGGGCATCGGAAAGGCTGGTGAAGGTGACGTCGTTCGCCTCATCACCGAATTCGCCGAGGTTCTGAACTTCACCGACGGGCACGTAGGCCAGTGCCTTGTACGCTGTGATGATAGCGGCCTCATTGGCGCCGGTGACAGGGGTTGCAGGCCCGATCGCAATCGTAGAGCCCGAAGCAGTTGTAATCATGGGTCTTCTCCATATGAAAAAAGCCCCGTATCGGGGCTGTTAACGGCTCAGGCCGGATGAATGCTACGCGAAACAGTCGTATGAGATCGTCACAGGCACTTGCCAGTGCGTCTCATCGCTGAACCCCTGTGCGATGTCAGGTGCCTTGGTGATGCGAACGGTCAATCCCTCTTTCGGCAGCTTAAGGTCAGTTGGAAAGTGTTCGGCCACCTTCCCGGCATTCTCTGTGGACTTCGTTGCTCCAGCGTTCAGAGGCATGAACACATCAATCTGTAGAATGCCCCGTCTTTGATGAGGCGCAGTCGATCCGACGAACCGCCGTCGCGAGGTGTTCGGCACGTGCGTCACGCGCAGATATCCCGTAGCGGGCCGCTGGAACGCGATGTTGGGCCAAGCGACCGGAAGCGCAGGATTAAGCACCAACGACGCCACGCGCTCGAACAGAGCGTTCTCAATACTTTTTTCGATGGTCATAGGCCTAACCTTGTTTTCACTTCCTTGGCCTTGGCCGTAACGATTTCCTGCCAGCGCTGAGCTACAAGCGTCATCCATTGACGTGGTTCATTGCCCTTGGCCCCATAATGGA